CCTCCTACCAATCAGAAGACTTGATTCAAGAACACGACATCATTAAAAATGGAACATACCAAATATACTGGCAGAATAATGCTCCTCCAGCTATGGGCACAATGCTTGGCGTCAAAGGTTCAGTTTTCCTGGTGAATGCTCATACAGTCAAAAAATTTGCGGATGAACAGATAGTCCACATTTATGACCATTCACTTGGAAATGTCAATCTTGAACATTCAGTGAAGAAATTCGAAGTCACATCCAAAGATATTAAGTATATTGATGGATGTGACCTTGCGCTTATTCATATTCAAGGATTTAGACCAATGCGAACCCTACTAAAACATTTTGTCACAGAAGAAGATTGCGGAAGGAACATGGATAATTTTGCTTATTGCGGATCAGCTGCATACACACTGTCAAATGAGAAAGTACCATCACATCATTTGAATTACGAAGATGCAAGAAGGTCTTTTAGATCAACTGGGTTTGCACCAACATACCCAGTTAATTACAACCTCTTTAGGCCAAAAGTCCAACATGATAGAGTATTGAGCATCGGAACTAAGATTGTAGATGGGAATAGTGGATCTGCAGTAGTCCACGATAACAACAAGATTCCAAGGAAAATCATTGGAATTGTCATTGCAAAACATCTTAACCAGGAAACAGGATATGTTGGAGTTGTTACACAAGAGCAAATAGAGGAAGTTTTGAGACAATTTCCACAAGAAGCACGTATTACAACAATCCCAAAGGATGGGCGTCCAATCCCAACATGTCATGAATTCTATCCGGTTTTTGACTACCCAGAAAATGTGTGCGAGACACCAATTCCAAATCAAGGAATAAGTAAATCAAGTGGATTTGCAAAAAGTCCCATCTTTGGAGTCTTTCCAGTTGAATCAGAACCATCAATTCAAGATTCGCGGGACTCAAGAATTCCATCAGAGTCTCGTCATTTTCTGAAAATTGCATTGAACAAATCTAATGGATTAAAAGATCCATTTATCAAGGCGAAAGAAAAAGATTTCATGGTTTCATACCTTGAAATGGTTTTTATGCGGATACCAGGAATTACCACCTCAAGATTTTATGACACAAGATCAGCAATTCTTGGAAAGAGAATCAAAGGATCAACGACTATCAATACACGGACATGCGCAGGATTACCGTACAAGAATGAAAAAGGAGTTGTTGGAAAAAGCCCCTTCATAAAATTTGACGAGATGAATAAAACTTACAGCATACAATCAAGAGTTTTTGATGACGTCGAACATTATGAGGAGCTTTATCTACAAGGGAGAGTTCCATTCAATCACAAGCTTGAGTTCAGGAAGAAAGAACTTGTTCCAGAGAAGAAAATTCTTGAACCAAAAACAAGAACAGTTGCAACAGGCAATTTTATCCATCAAATTGTCTATAACAAGTTGTACAAAGACATGTATACCCACGTCAAAAATACGTGGGATAGAGGAGGAACATGTATGTTTGCACTCGGAGTAGATCCAGAAAGGCATTGGACTCAAGTTGTTGAACAAATCAAATTTACCGATTATGTTCTAGATTTTGATGTCAAGGATTGGGAGCAAAAAATTTGCTTGATGCTTCTAAACTTGAATGTCAAAGCAAAACTCAGAGTGATGGATAAAGCTTATGCTTCCAGAGGAGAGATCAGACCAAAAGTTGACCAAATTGCATACGGACTAGCAGTTGACTTTATGGACACCGAAGTCATCTTTGAAGACGTAATGTACAGAAAAAGAAGTGGCTTACTATCAGGCCATCCAGGAACATTCATGGAAAACTCAGAAATTCATGCGATGATATTGGCATTAATTTGCTATCGTATATTATCCAGGGAGAAGAAAGAATGGGCAACACCAAATTTTATAGGTGATCATGTCCGCCAGATTCTCGCTGCTGATGATATAGTCATAGGCATATCTCCATTAGCACGGAGATTTATCAATGTAGATACATTGATAGAAGGCTACAATGAGTTAGGGTTCGAGATTACCTCAGCAGACAAAATCTCGCAAATGAGACCGAAAAACATCTTGGAATGTCAATTTCTAAAACAGATGTTTAAGCGACAAGGGGAAGAGTATATCCCCATACCGAACGAGGCAATTGTATATCAACTTTTCAATTGGGTTAGAAATGATACAGCACTTAACCTCAATCAGCAATTCAAAACAAATATCGAAAATGCTTTTCGATTTGCTTATTGGAGAGGCGAGGAATGGTATGAACAAGTACGCGCGAAAGCAAATGGCGCATTAATTCGTATCGGATTACCGTGGACATATGAATATTATATCATGGGAGAGATAATGAAGAAGAACATTGCTGATGCAGAACAGATAGCTAATGCTATAACACCCCAAGAAGATAAGGATGATTATTATTAGAATATGTTCAAACTCCGGAGTGACCGAATGGAGTATAAGGTCGCATTATTTTATCATACGTATACTATCATTGATATGAACTTTTAGGTGAGTCTGGTGTTGTTATTGTTTTATTTAGTTTTTAATTTTATAAAATGTTCAATATCACTCTATTTTTTTATTCACGATTAAAATATCAATTATAGTTTTTGAAGAATTTTTATTATATGCATATTATAAGATAAGAAAAAACAAAAACCC